AGGACGCACTCCAAACAACATTGGAGAGTTGACCTTGTGTGCAACAAATATCTCTTGTTGAACGGTCTTATTCAGCAAATCAAATTGCTTGTCAAAATCCGATGGTTGAAGGTTGGAAATAACTGATTCCTTCTCCGTAGGATCGTTGTATTGAATAATCAACCCACCCGCATTGTCCGTGCCTTGATAGTTCTCTTTGAATCTCCTTGCAGTTGCACGAGCTTCTTCAGGTGTTGGGATTCCCTTGAACAACTGGATGTGGGTTTGTGCCGTAAATCCGTTCTTGATTGAGTTCAAGTAGTAATTGGAAATCTCGGTGTCAACCTCAATATATTTCAACGCCCCTACATAATCGGGAAGCGGATAAGTGCCTTCACCGGGACGATAGAATTGGCAATAATACAATTGCTTTGATTCTCTCGTGATGGCGTTGTAGGGTTGATAAGAGATTCGTGGTGCTTTTGCATCAGTCCAATCTTCACAATATATGTATTCACCTTCCAAACCCTTGCGGACATCCTTGAATGGGATGTGATAGTATTCGCTTGGTGCGGTCTTGGCTTTGTTCCAAATAACCTCTACACAAAACCCATTGAACAACTCGGCATCGTATGCAATCTTTGCTTTGAGTTCCTCATAGGTCTCATAAGCGTTTATGTTCTTTAATTTGGCTTCGGCTTTGGCGATGTCGGTGGTGTTTTGTCCGAAAACATTAGTACCAATACCAGCAATATAAGAAGCTTTTGCAGAAACGATGGCATTGTGCTTGGGTGATTTGTTAAATAATTCAACGAGAAAATCGGGATAGAGATTGTCTGCTCCGAAAGTCACGAACCCCTTTGCCTTGTTCTCCTTGAACACAGGCAGTTTGTTGTCGTGAAAATTAATCCTTTGGAATATCATCGTACCTAAATAGCAACTTAAAGTGATTGCAACATAGATACCAAATCAGGGTGCGGATAGACATCAATTTTGTCCGCTCTCACAGAGTTGTGAGTGAACACTCCGTTCTTTCCGCTCAAAGCTCTTTTGGTAACTTGCCAAATATCTTCGTGATATGTCAAGTCAATGCCGTACTTCTCACGCCACAATAACAACAACTCTTTTGTTGATGCAATTTGCTCTTTCGTGTAGTTCTCAAAATAGGTGTATCCCTTGTAAGGTGTTTCCAGTTTGCAAACATCTTTGACCTCCTTACCGACATAGTTGTAGAACTTGCCGTTTTTCTCAATCAAGTAACCCCAATTGCAAATCTCAATGCCGATGGATGTCTTGTCAAGTTTGATGAATGGCAACCCTTTGAAGTGGGCAGATTTCAAACCCAAGTGGAACGCCCAATGTTTTGATGAGAACCCTTGCACGATTTCACCTGAATGACTTATCGCAACACAGGTTGCGATGTTTACTGGATCGGCATCCCAAAATTGAAAGGTTGCCACTCCGTCACCACCACCAGCGGTGTGATGCAAATAGATTTGCGATTTTGGTGACTCTTCTTGGTAGTAACCGTTGAATTTAACTTGTTTCATCTCCGAAGAAATTAGTCACAAACTTTCCAACTGCACCAGCAACGCCACAAATCAGCATCAACTTGGGATGGTCAAGGTTTAACCCAGCAACAAACAACGATGCCCCGGCAATGGAATCACCAAGCACTCTGAATCGTTTCGGTGTAGGTTCAAAATAACCTTTTAACCTTGTCCTCTTTTTGGTTTGCACGATTTGTGTTTATTGATGTGCTTGGTATGTCTGCGGAGCTTATTCTTTGGCTTTGCTCTGAAGGTGGATGTGTTAGTTGCCTTTGCCATCTAACTGGTCAATTTTCTTTGCATAGTAACGAATCGCAAACAAACCCGAAACAATACCAACAAGAGCCAAAACGAGTGCAAACAAAGGTTGCCAAGTGTTCGCAAAGTGCAGAACTGCCGAACTGCCTGAGATAGCCGTTGCAATGGCTGCCGTTGTATCGTTATCAAAGTGCTTCATCAACTTCACCAAATTCAATTGTTGGCTGGTCGTTTAACACCTCTAATGCTTTCACGATGTTAGTAACTTCGATTAATCCGAAACAACCTTTTGCGATTGCCATATTCAACGCCTCAACGATGATTTGTTTTGATGTATTAATATCCATTATGCTTTGATTGATGCCCACGGCAATTGTGTGTTTTGCGGTGTAACGGGGGGATTGATTTGTGAATCAATTTGACCTTGAATACACGCTTCCAAATTAGCAACGCCATCAACACCCAATTCTTCTTGAATCCAACCGATAACGATGTCATTGGTTAAGTCCTCATAAGGAATAAAAGGAGAAACAGAAGCCGTTGAAAAACGGGCGATGTTTGAAAGTGATGCGGTGTAAGTTCCGTCAACGCCAGTTACATCGTAAGAGGCGATTACTACATAGTTTTGCTCACCTGCGATGGTTTCAGTCCAAAGGGTTGTTACGAGCCAAGTAAATTGTGTCATATTGTTGCGAATTTAGTTAATTTATGCCAATAAAATTTTACGTGCTACTCCGTTAATTATTACGTTCCAAACATTTGCTGATGCGTTTACTTCGGCGGTTACAGAACCTGCTGGATATGTGGCAGAACCTGCTACAAATTGGTTGTTTGCAGTTGCTGTTGCTAAAGTTCCTAAAATGATACTATTACTAAAATTTCCTGTATTGCTTTCTCTACCTATTGCGATATTAAAATTCCCTGTTGTATTTGCAAGTAATGCTTGATAACCCAAAGCAATATTATCTGTGCCTGTTGTATTTGCTCTACCTGCCTCATAACCTATCGCAGTTAAACCCGTTCCACTCGTATTACTATACGCTGCCTGAAAACCTACGGCGGTGTTGTTGGAGGCGGTGTTTTCTTGTAAGGCGGTATGTCCTATAGCAGTATTATTACCTCCCGATACATTAGAGTACAAAGAAGCATTACCAATGCTTATATTATTACTTCCTGTAGTATTTGAATATAAAGAAACTCTACCTAACGCCGTATTAAGTTGTCCTGATGTATTAGAATATAAAGAAGAATAACCTACCGCAGTATTATAGTTGCCTGTTGAATTACGCAACGCTTGATAACCTATCGCAGTTATATCCGTTCCACTTGTGTTACTCAATAATGATTGCGTACCAAATGCCGTATTGCTTGTAATTGCACCACCACCATAATTTGTGAGTGAATCCGTAGAAACCAACAATGGAAGGTCATTACCTAAACCATCGCTTAATCTTTTAAGTGTAGATGTTAATGCACCATTATCGCCTATTTTAATTAAGGCATCGTAAGTTGTCGATGGCGTTAAGCCAGTTAAAGAAGTTCCCATATTAATTCCAAATATCAGTTATATTTTCCCAATTTATTGTTGTCAAAAGTTCCCATTGTGTTGTAGAAAAAGCAGGTGTTACTCCACCACTTACAAAGCGATTTCTACCAATGCCAATGCCAAATCCTACAATCATATGTTGTACATAATTACCGAACCACTTGCAAGAGTGATTGACGAGATGTAGTTATCTTCGCTCACGGGAATGAACATTGATTGCTTCAATGTCACGCCACTCAATCCTAAAGACGATAGAAGTGATGCACCTGACTTGTCAAGTATTGCACTTACTACGGCATCAGCATTGACGATAAAACCACGAAAAGCACCGGTGTTGGCACTTGTGTTTGATACGACTTTACATCCAGTAAAACCCGCCATAAATTCATTTGAACTACTCATATTGTGTGTATTTTTTCAGTTAAGTTTGGTGTGTATTGTGTTACGCTTGATGTGGTTTCAACTTTCAAGATTCCGATTTCACAAAGTATTCCTCCGCTGGTGCTTACACTATATTCGTGTTCGCCTTCCAAGAGTGTTCCCGTTGTGCCTTCAATGAACTGAAATTGATTGTATCGCTCTTTGTGTGCAGATATGTCCGTCAATGTTCTTGTGACGATGGTTTCGGTTTGGCGATGAGTAAATGTAAACACATAGGATGCTGCACTTGCTTTCTCCGTCAAAGTCAAATACCAAAATTTCGTTTGCCCTTTATTAATTACCAACATCTATACAAAATAGCGACTTGTGTTTTATGTAACAAAAAAGGGAGAGCATTTGCCCTCCCTCTTTCTCCTATGAATCAAGAACCAATTAGATACCTAAACTGGTAACAACTGAACTCTGCAATTTGTAAGGTGCTTCCGCTTCAATCGCTGACAAGGTAACCTCATATCCATTTGAATCACCCATCGCAGTACCGGTGTTGGCAACCATAGCGGTCACATCACATCCGTACTCCTTACCGACCAAGAAATACTCATCGTTGTTGTTTTTCACGATGCAGAAACATCTGCCTTGTGCCAACAATTTCATTTCATTTCTTTTGGTGGTTGACAATCTGCGAAGTTTGAAAGCAACATCCGACTGATTGAAGGATGTGCCATTCTCTACACTCACATTTGTGGTGATTACCATTGATCCAGTTGCTTTTGGAAGTTCGTAAGTATACACGCTACCACTTGCAACGCTTGTTGCGGTAACTTCTCCACTTGCAACGGTGAATCCTGAAGTTGCCCAGTTAATCAAGTGGATGCTTTTGATGCCACCTACTGCATCTTTGCAGTCAAGGGCGAATCCTGAAGTAAGTAAACAAGGCATATCTTAATGGATTAAAGGGTGAAGTAAACGATTTCTCCGGGGAAAGCAACCTGAACACCAGCTTTGAAAGTGAAACGAACTCGTACTTCATCGTTGTCAATAGAGTACCACATCTTCACTTCTTCTTGCTCGTCAATCAAGTCAAACCACCTACGGCAATCAACTTCATATTTGTACCGGGGTAAACCATTTCCATAGTTTGTGCAGCATCTGCAACATAATGGAACAAGTTTGCATTCTTCAAGTTAACCAACATCAACTTGTAAGCATCAATTCCCAAGAAGCAAACCAAGTCATCCTTCTCTGCAACGGCAGCGGGGATGTTAGCGTACACTTGATCCAAGATGTCATCAATGTTTGCAGCGGTGATAGAAGCAAAAGCAGTTGGTGCAGAGTTAGCCAATACTGGAGAAGCAGCAGCGATGATTTTGTTGAAACCATCAAAACGGCTCAAGTTAGGGTTACCACTTGCGGTGTCACCTTGCCACAATGCAGTTTCCAAAGTTTGTGCAATAACGGCAGCTTTTTCAGCACCGACTTGCTCTTCAAAAGGAATCATTGTTGGTGAACCGGGCATAATTTGGGTTTGCATCCATTTGGCTTCCAAAGTTTTTGGACACAAAGTTTCTTCAACTTTTACTGCACCAACGGTGATATTGCGTTGAGTGAAGGCAGTTGTTCCACTTGGATTGTAACCACAACCATCGGCTTGGAAGAAAACGGTTGAAGCAAGAATGTTCAAAGCAGATGCTGATTTAACACCTACCTGAACTTGGTTAGCAGATTGCAAAGTTGAAGAAGTTTTGCTTCCGAACAATGCTTTAACCAACAAATCAGTTGACTGTTCGTTGGTGTAGTTAGCGAGTGATCCTACTGAAAATGACATAGTTTTATTTGTTTATAGAGTTTTTGAATTTTTTAAGTGCTTCAAAGCGGTCGTTCTTTTTTGTAGACACAGGTGCTTTCAAGGGTTCTTCGCTTGGCAAGTCAGCAACCTTTTCAATCAGGTCAATCGCTTTGCTCATAGCTTCTTTGTGTTTGATGTTTGATGCAGTCAATGACTCAACCTTTGCAGACAATTCAGCGATGGCACTTTCCAATTTGGAAACGGTGTCGTTGAATGCACTAACGGTTGCGAACTCTTCGGCTTCAATTTCAATCTCAACTTCGGGTTCTACGATTTCAGTAACAAAACCACCTTCAGTTGTAACCAACAAACCACCTTCAACTTCGTGAGTTGCGTCAGGTGCTGGGATGTTGCCTTCGGCAGTTTGAACGAAGATGGCAGTTCCTACCGCCAATTCGCCTTCGTACTCAATTACCGTTCCATCAGTCAAGGTGGCAGTTGCCATCTCAACTTTGGTTTCTTCGTCCGAAAATCCCAACATCGTGCGGATTTCTTTCAATGTTTCTTTTGCGTTCATTTGTATAAAATTAGAGTTTATGTTTCGGTGTTGCAATTTTACTTGCCATTCCACTTGGAAAGGACTTCTTTCAATGCCTCAAGTATTTGTTGGTCTTTCTCTTCAGGGAAATCAAAAACGCCCTCAACCGAGAACCCTTTGAACTCACCCTCTTTCACTCTTGCCCACACATCGTCATTGTCTACAAGGTAGGAAACAAACCACGATCCGTCAGCAACCTCATCAAATCCCTTCGGTGGCATCACGCCTCTCTC